GAACAGCCGGAACTGTTGATATTAATCAGCTAAAAGAGCAGATCAGATATGTTTTAGCAGAGGCCAACACAACAACAGGCAGTCCTATTGATCTTTCGAATAATATGACTAGAAGAGTTCAGCATATAGCTAAGGTAAATCCAGAGAAGATTCATGACTTCACCGCAAATATCGTACCAGCCGTCACTGTCTACACTGAAAGAAAAGACATTGAGCAAAAGACCATCGCTGTAAATCAGGTCAGTGGAAAGCGTGAGGCCAAGATGAATTTCAACATTGTTGGCATGGTATGGGTTCCATATACGACTGACTTTAGAGAAGATCCGGCAGATGAGGATATAGAAGTCTTAATGGAAAATGTCGAGCGCGTATTAAGGTCATTTGCTGATTTAAGTGGCAATGCTAAATGGCAATTTCCTACAGGAGTTCAGTATCATTCGGTTGCATGGGATGAGGAAAATCATTATCGTGTTGGAATGATGGATTTAGAAGCAACTGTATTTTATTAAGGAGGGTTCAGAATGAACGCCGATGCCATATTAAAACAATCTAAGAATGCCTATAGACAATGGAAAGAACTTTGGAGAAAACATGCTAAAATGCATGGCAAATTCACGCAAAAGTCTTTAGAGGATTATGTCAATTCAGGAGTGGGTAAGGCACTATTATTAGTGGCCAATGGGTATTCGTTTGAGGAAAACATAGAAACCATTAAGAAGTATAGAGATCAAGTTGAGATCATGGCCTGTGATAAGACTCTTGGCCATTTAATAGACAACGGAATAAAGCCTGATTTTTGTCTCGTTTGTGATGCCATGGTTGATTATGAAAAATATATGAAGCCATGGGAAGATCAGCTAGATGAGACCGTCTTATTTATGAACGTCTGCGCCAATTATAAGTGGTCACATAATGGCAACTGGAAAGATTCTTATTTCTTTGTGAATAAGGACATTATTAAAAGTGAGCTTGAGTTTGGCGAGCTATCAGGATGTCCAAATATTATACCCGCTGGGACTAACGTCTCTAATGCTATGGTTGTCTTTGCTACCCAGAGTGACAATCTTGGCCGTAGAAACTTCTTTGGTTATGACAAAATTTTGCTCATAGGCTTTGACTATTGCTGGAAATTTGATGGCAAATACTATGCCTTTGATGAGGATGGGTATGGAAAAAAATATTACATGAAGCATCGCTACCTTAAGACTCGTGGTGGTGAGGATGCTTATACTTCGAACAATCTTTTGTTCAGTGCTCAATGGCTAGAGAGCTATATAGCCAATTTCAAGTTACCAGTTGTGAATTGTTCAAAGAGCACTATACTTGGAATTACAAAAACGTGTGATCTAGCAGAGCAAATGCAGTATAATTACAAACGTGAGGATGGTGTACTTGTTCGCAGAACACTTGCACAAATAAGAAAACTTAAAAAGGAGTTGATGGATAAGCAATTAATGGTCAAGGAAATAGATAAAGATCATTGGTTTAAGTTCATCGCCACGACTCATTAGAGGGGTAAAACATGGCAGTTGGGGATTCAAGTTTACAGGCATATTTGTCTTATTTAGCTGTAGGTAGAGAAACAACCTATGGAACTTATGATACGGCTACATCAGCCCTAGATTTTATTTCCAGTTCAATTAAGACCATTAAGGAAAATAAGATCATCGAACAGATTGAAACTAACCGTCAATATTCTAAACGAATTGGCATGAGCAAAGTCATTGAAGGGGAGTTTGAGTGTTATGCATACGCTGAGAGTGCAGCCTTTAACTATATGCTTCAACATGCTATGGGAGGGGCTATTGCCGCTGCTACGGCAACTGGCGAGACCGCTGGCGGATCTGCTTTTGAGCACACATACTCTATTGGAAACTTTGATCAGACTTATACATCGATTTGTCTTAATGTAAGAAAAGGTGACAGTTCTGGTGGGATGGTTTTCGAGTATGATGGAATCAGAGTTAACGCTGCCAATTTTAGTGCTGAGATTGATGAGGCTTTAAAGTGTACTTTTGAGGTTGTAGGCCAAGATTCTACAAATACTTCAAATGATGTTGCTTCGGTTCTAGGCGTAAATTGTAATGAGCCTTTATCCTTCGTAAATGGCCGAATCTCGGTAGTTGATGGCACACTGGGGGCAATCACTACAACTAGCTTCTGGCACGTTCAGAGCGTTGAATTTGGGGTCGCTAATAACCTTAAATCTGATACTGGATCTAGAAGAATTGGTTCTGATACTTTGGATGTCTTGCCTCCTGGTATTGCTAGTTTCACCTTTAATGCCACTATGAGGTTTGACACCACTACTGCCTATGACAACATGCTTTCTGGCCAGGTTATGGCTGCTGAGCTTGAGTTCACAGGTGAGACGCTAACGACTTCTGTCATCAAGCGCGGGATGAAATTTCAATTTCCTAAGCTTTATGTGAGCGATGCGGGAGACCCTGAAATTGGCGGCCCTGATGAGATGCTAACAGCAAATGTTGTTTTCCATGTGTTGAGAGATTGCTCAAGCGCTGGTGGGTATGCCATGCAGGCAATTGTAACCAACGACACGGCGAACTATGATTAATTGGATTAAGCGTTTAATATTTGGACGCTCCTTGAATGATGCCCTTAGCGAAGGCAAGAAGGTCAAAATTCAAGGAGTGATCTTTGTAATTCGCAAACTATCGGCCTTAGATCATTTGACTGGGGCCAAAGTCCTAACGCAACACTACGACACTTATAAGGTGGATAAGAAAACTCCTTCTGATCCTAATGTGAAGGCTATTAAGGAGCACTTTAGAGATGTTTTTATGGCTTGTGTGATCAGTCCTAAGCTTTCAAGAAAAGATGAGGCTGGTGCTACTTCTGTTGATGAACTATTCAACAACTGGGACATGGCCAATGAGTTATACGGCGAGATCATCGTCTACACCTATGGTAAAAAAAAAATCCGACAGATGTTCAAGGCCCTCGCAAACTAGCAAAAGCCAAGCTAATTGAGATTGATGTAATTTCAAAGCGGTATGGTGTTCTCCCTTCTGATATAATAAAACGAAATTTAGATGAATATCAGTTTGATCTTCTCGTTGCCTCAGAGTCGTTGAATGAGGAAAATAAACAGACTGAGAAGGCCATACGCAAGGCCAATCAAAAGAAAGGTCACTTTTAATGGCTAAAGAAGAAGCAACGCTGATAATTAAGATGAAAGACATGGCCTCTAAGCCCATTAAGGGTCTTAGAAAAGCCTTTTCTAATGTAGTTATCACGGCAGGCGATGTTGTTAGCGCCCTTAAGAGTATAGGCTCAGCAGCTTTTGAATTGGCCAAGACCGCCGGTCAATATGAGAGTGTTCAAAAAGCTTTTAGAAGTATGGCCGAGAATCAGGGTCAAGATGCAGATCAAATGCTTGTTAAAATGCGCGAGCTTTCTGCCGGAACGGTCTCAGATTTAAAACTCATGCAACAAGCCAATACCGCGTTATTGCTTGGCCTTCCAGTTGATCGCTTTGGTGATATGTTGACCATTGCTAGATCGGCCTCACAGGCTACTGGTGAAAGCATGGAATTCATGCTTAATTCTATTGTCACAGGTCTTGGCCGTGGTTCAAAACTTATGCTCGATAACTTGGGCATCGTGTTTAAGCTAGAAGATGCTTATGCCGAATATGCAGCATCATTAGGCAAAACAGCTACACAGTTGACTGAAGCCGAAAAGAAACAAGCCTTTATCAACAAAGCTCTAGAGACTGGTAAAAAGAATGCCGAAGCTGCTGGAGGGGTTCAACTGACCCTTGCTGAGAGAATGGGTCAGGTTACAGCTAAGGCAGAAAATACTGCTGTCATATTAGGCAGAGCGTTAGGTCCAGCGTTTGAGTTTGCCATCGATAAGGTGATGGATTTTTCAGACACTTTGGTCGACATAGCTAAGAGCAATATTTTTGTTGATTTCATTAAATTCACTATTAATAGCGTAAATGGATTAGGCATAGCCATAGCGGCAATGGCAGCAAAGACTGTATCGGGGTTTGCTACTATCGGTGAGACTGTTGTGGCTGCAACAACCCTACAGTGGGGTAAGATTCCTGGCATCGTTAAAAATGGCCTAGCTCAAATAGATGAGGTCAACAAGGCTGCTGATGAGCAATGGCTAGCTGATAAGCAAAAGCTAAATGAGCGCTTTGCCCAGAATGAAGACCAAAACAGAGCACAAGACATAGAAAAACTCAGGGCTCACTTAGAAAAGAAAAGGCAAGCTGAAGCCGAGGGAGCTGCCACAGCATTAGAAGAAAAGGTGGCGCGTGATCAAGAGGCCTTCATGGCTGAGACTGAAATGCTCACAGCCAATGAAGATCAGAAGCTTCAACTCAAAATAAATGCCCTCAATAAGGCTTTGGCTTCAGAAACAAATCACGCCAATAAAATGAAGCTTTTAAAGGATAAGCAAGCTTTATTAGATAAAGACAGGGAAAACAAACTACAAGCTTTTAAGGATGCCAAAAGAAAAGCTGAGATAGCCGCTCAATCAAACACACTAGGGGTCATTCAGGGATTGTCCTCATCAAATAGTGCTGCATTAAACTCTATTGCCAAAGCAGCCGGTGTAACTCGAATTGCCATCAATACTCCAATTGCAATATCAGAAGCATTAAAGGCGTTTCCTCCGCCATTTAACTTCGCAGCGGCTACTGCCGTTGGAGCTGCGATGGCAGTTCAAGCCGGCAAAATAGCAGGCATTCCTCTGGCAGAGGGTGGTATTGTTCCATCAACTCCTGGTGGGATTCAGGCAACAATCGGTGAGGGAGGCAGATCAGAGGCCGTTATTCCTTTGCCTGATGATTTTGATCCTGATGCAGGGGGCGTTGGCGGAGGCAATACCTTTATATTTAATGGCCCAGTGCTAGGCGATGAGGAACAAGCTAGGCAATTTGCCATAGTTATAGACAGGGAGCTTTTGACCCTTAGACAAAACAATGAAAGCATATCATTTGATGAGGATGTGATTTAATGGAGATACTTTATAAAAACCAATTAGACACAACAACTCAATTAGACATTGCCTCTGGAACGCTCACTCAAGAGAACATTTTCACTCGCGACCAGAAAATGCAATACTACACAAGCGGCTATAATGATGATGCCACTACAGCATCCATCACCATTAATTTTGATCAAACTACATCTATTGACCGCATTGCCCTGTTAGAAACAAACTGGAAGGACTTCACTGTCTTTTATGATGGCACCACAGCCAACACATTTGCTCTTACCTCCACTGGCTCGACTATCACAAGTGACTTTTCTAATAATAGTGAAACCAGTCTTTACATGGCCGCTACAACAGTCAATTGCACATCAGTCACGTTTGACATTCTAAGCACCCAGATTGCTAACTCTGAAAAGGCAGTTGGCATGGTTGTGCTATCAAGCAAGCTATATGATTTTGACAAAATACCATCATCTAAGGGTTATAAGCCAACCATAGTGCCTGATGAGGTTGAGCATAAGATGGCAGACGGCGGGCGCAGGATTCAACGAACGACTAATAAATTCAGAGGTTCTATTAAACTTAAATACATTTCTGAATCATTTAGAAATAATCTTTATGACCTTTGGAATGATGCTGATGACTTTATCTTTGTTGGCTTTGCTACTATGGCCAGCTGGGATGAGGTCTTATATGAGGTTGTATGGCCTGGCAAATTTGACTTCTTTACATATTCAGATGATGCCGTTGCCACTGGATTTAGTGGGACAATTAACTTAAGGGAAATCACTAAATGAGCATAACCCTTTCAACAGAAGTAGAAGCAGTATTAAATTCTCTAATTAAAGCCGGTGCATCTAAGGTTTTTACTAGAGTATTTATTAAGCGCAGACTTGCTGTTAGTGGCTTATTTGAGGATGACTGGCTTGAGATCACAAGAGATGTGATGAGTTTTGGCAAACTAAAATATGAAATTGATGCAGCTAGATTTTCAGAGTTTAGATTGCCAACCCTATCTCTTAAAGTGGCTAATGATGAGGGTCGATTCAATGATGAGGATGACAAAAATAGTTATTGGTTCGGTTACGCCTCAAGAAACAGAAGCCTTGTAAGAGTAGAGGCTGGATTTAGAAAAGACGTTCAG